GCAACTTCTTAATAACCCTTTTTTTCTAGTGTCCTTGACAAAGGGTCCATTTTAAAGCTACCCTCTAATTTATATTAGTTCTAAATACTCTGTACTAATATATCCAAGTCCTTTATTACCTTTGTATCCTTCTATGCTCACCCAACCATTTAAGCAATAATTAAGTTTTACTGTATCACCTTTATTAAGTTTGCCTATTACATTATATTGAGTTCCTCGGTCGTATCTAATATTTAAAACATTAGCTGTTACTTTTGCTTTTTTACCTGTATAATCTCCATTTTTAAAAGTTGTAGTTGATAATCCTTGAGTATTACCTAATTTTAGCTTATTATTTACATCTTGTTTAAATTTCTCCCAAGCTGATTTATTATCTACCCAATACTTAGGGCAACACTTCTTAGTAACATCATAATGTCTTATAAAATCAGTCAAAGGATTTAATTTATATCTTTTAGCTAAATCTACACCTAATTCTACCGCAGACTTATATGTTAAAGAATTAAATTTACCACTACTGTCAGGGTGGCACATTTCTATTCCTATACTATAAGAGTTAGCCGAATTAGTTGTATATGCTATTTCATCTTCAGGAACACAATAAATTATTTCACCTTCTAGCCCTATTATATAGTGAGAACTTGCACTAGTTTTATGATTTGGAGCATTGTTGAAGTAATTTCTATTGGCTTTAGCACTAGACCCAGGATTGCCTACATAATGCCAAGCAATTTTAGTTGTTTTATTTCTCTTAGTTCCAGGTCTACTATATTTATTTTTATCTAAAAAATTAGTAATTATATTCAATGTTATACACCTACCTTATCTAATATTTTATCTACCTTAACAGTTAGATCTTTAGCTAATACATCATTTGTAGCAACAACTTTTGCTATAACCTCTCTATTGTATGCTATTTCATTTAATAGCCTGTCCTTATCTTCTTTAGCATCTTCTCTTAATATATCTATAGTCTTTTGTGTATCTTCTCTATTATTTTTTATTTGCTTATCTACCCATATTGCTAGCGCGACCATACAAGCTCCGTAAAACCCTATACTACCAACTATTTCTGTAAAATTCATAATACACCGCCTTTTATAAAAATAGACTAGAGAAAAAACTCTAGCCTTTACAATTAATCATATTATTTTTTATCTAATAATTCTTTTAACTCTAACCCTTGTTCTACTGTTATTAATCCATCTGCTACAAAGTTAGTTATTTTTAATTCCATAGCTTCCTTGTTTGGGTATCTTCCAGCTATTACCATTTTCTTTAAATTCTCATACCAATTCATATTATACATGCTCCTTTTTAAATTAAATTTAGCATATTTTAAGCCATATGCTAGGGCATAAAAATAACACCTATATTAAAGGTGTTTCTTCTTCTTCTTCTATCTTAGGATTATGTTGTTCTTTTATTATTTCAAATAAAGTTGAATACATTTCATCTGAAATTATAAAGTCCATCCAATAGAATCTTATCAAGTTTTCTATATATTCTCTGTTGTAATTATCTTTTCCAACTAGAATATTGTTTAATATTAACTCGTATAAGTCATTATCATATTCAAAAGTATCACTAAAAGAAGCTACATCTACTTTGAAGCTAACTGTATCAGCATTGTATCTACTTGCTAACATTAATCTATTTTGAGTTATCATATATTTTGTCATGTTGCTTTCTAGTAAACTAACTTTCTTTTGTAATAAGCTAACTACATTAGATATATTTGAATGAACTTTTAGTGTAGTTTTAGGAGATAAAACACCACTTTCAATAATGAAGTTTGTTTCATTTGCATATGTGATTAAATCTATGTTAGTACATTCATATACTTTTTCTTGTGATAATGGTTTGACTGTAGTAGTCATATCAGTTATATAATTAGATACACTTTCATCGCCTTCCACATAATCCTCTTCTATACTTCTAACATGATAGTAATACTTACCGTTAGTGTGTTTCTCTATACTATCCCATTGACGAAGTATAGGTTTTTCCCACGTTTGAGTTTCAGTGTTGTAGTATAAAAGACGTTTTTTGTCGGCTTGGTTTGCACCACACAAAACAGGGTTCTCTGCCTTGTTATAAGCAAAACCTATTTTGTTACACTTAACAGGACTAGTAAAAATATCTGTAGGATTAACTAATATTAACTCACTTAAAAACTCACTGTCTTTAAAAAACACAACTCTTCTCAAAGATCTATTCTTGATTTTATACTCTGTTCCACCTATTACCTCATAATATACAATATTTTGGTCGTTAGAGTTAACTATGTTTCCGTTATCAGTAAAACTTTTATTTTGTGATATATCTTCACTAAAAGGTAAGTCAACTTTATTAACTTTATTAACACTTGAAACCACTACTTTATCTGCATCTTCTCCGACACTCTTAAGACCTTCAAAATAAGAATGTAGGTTTTGTGTGTGGTCGCCTTCTAACACACCTATCCTTGCTTTTACAGACCCACTTTTACAAGTATCTAAAATATATGCTCTTAAGCCTGTTGTACAACCTTCAAAACTAGCTTTAGTAGTCAATTTTTTTACAAATACTCCTGTCGCATTTAAAGGAATAGTAAAACTTTCATTAAAAATAGATATAGTGTGAGGTATGTTAGGTTTAAACTCACCATCAAGTGTATTTGAAACTACCTCCACAATCATTGTATATGTACTCGAAGGTTTGTACTTTGCAACATCATCATTCACAGCCAGATATGTACCGTTAGCTACCCCTGTAAAAAACATATTTTCATTTAAGGTATATCCTCCATGTAGAAACATATACTTATCAATTAAATTAACCAACGTCTTACCTTCTAACTTCACATCCTCAAAATACCCATTACTAGTTGCTTCAACAGTAGTAAACCCACTTTCAGTAGTAACAGTTGATACTGTACTTTCTTCTAACTTCTTAATTTTATCTAACTCTTTAGTAGTTTCTTTTATATCTCTATCAAGTCTAGCTTTAAGAGAAGTTTCTCCATCACGAGCATCAATAACTTCTGCACTTTGTTGTTGTGAAGATGTTAGAGCCTTAAATCTAGTTTCTACTTCATTTACTTTATTTGATACAGTATTAGTCATGTCAGATTTAGCAGTATCTAATTCAGATATTTTACTATCAACTTTAGTATTAACACTAGATACAAAATTATCTTTAACATTATCTATTTCAGATATTTTAGTATCGACTTTAGTATTTATACTAGATACAAAATTATCTTTAGTTGCATTTATTTCAATTATCTTTTTATCAACTTCATTTACTTTATTTTCAAATACATATTGCCTAGAAGTTTCATTTTTTTCTCTAACTGCTTCATTAGCTTTTCTTGTATTTTCATTAGATATTCTTTCTACCTCATTAGATACTCTTCTAGCTTCTTGAGATTTTCTATCTAATTCATTAGATTTTCTTTCTTCTTCTTTTACCTTTGCAGTATTGGTATAGTTTTCAAAGTTATTAGCAATACCTTCTGCATCTAATATAAAAGAATTGTATCTATTTTGCCTTTGAGTTTCAGCTTCTACCCTTTGAGTTTCATTAGTTTGTCTAGTTGTTTCATTAGCTTCTCTAGTATTTTCATTATTAACTCTAGTATTTTCTGCTGATACTCTAGCTTGTTCTGTAGTTCTTCTTTTAGCTTCTTCATTAACTCTATTAGTTTCAGCTTGAACTCTTAAAACTTCTGCTTCTTTATGTGCATTAGCTTCTAATCTTCTACGTTCTTCATCTTCTGTCATAAAATTGTAATTAGCATTTCTTTCTTCTTCTGCTAATTTTCTTTTATTCTCTTCTTCAACTCTCTTAGCTTCTTCATCTATTCTATTAGCTTCATTAGCTAATCTTATGCTTTCATTTTGTTTTCTTATATTCTCATTACTTTCTCTTGTAGCGTCATACTTAGCTCTATCTGCTTCCTCGTGTTGTCTAATAAGTTCAGCTTCTACCCTTTTAGCTTCTTCTATTTTTCTATTTTCTTCTGATAGTATTCTTTCAGCTTCATTTATCACTCTTTGCTCTTCTGATGTTTCTATAGTAGATAATCTGTTTAACATATCAGTTAATAAAGTAAATTCTTCTGAAGTTTCTACAGTATCATTTAATAAGCTAAATATTTTATCTTCTTCAACTTCATAGCTTATAACATCAGTAACTACTCTTTCATCTTCTAATATAAGCATAGCTTGAGCGGTATATATTCCTATTTCATCTTTCATAGAAGGCTTTAAATCTGCATATACAAGACCATTTTTAACTTCTACAAATTGACTAGCAACTTTTCCACTTGGTTTTATTGTTGCTAATACTACTAAAGCTTTTTCAATATCAACTAAATTGCCACCGTTAGTTATTCGCATAAAAAAATCAGATGTATTATTATCAAATTGGTTAAACTTCATAATCGAGTTATTACATCTGAACTGTAAGTCTAGTTTTAAATTGTATTTTTTATTCATTTACACACCTACTTTCATAAATTAATAAACCTATAAAAAAGAGAACTTATTTTATTAAGTCCTCTCTTCCTTCTGTTATTAATATCAAGTCTATATCTTCCTTGTATTGTGGGAATTTCTCTATTGTTTGAGTATAAGATATTTTCCCTTTTAATATTTGCATAGCTAAATAAGTTACCATAAAATACACCCCTTTACATATTTAAAGAATTAAAAATTAATTCATTTATTGCATCTTGCGTTATTGATAATTCTTGCTTTAAAGTTTTATTTTCGGCTTCCAAAATGGATATTTTTTCTTTAATTAATTCAATTTCAGTAGGCTCTTGTGGTGGAGTTGGCAACTCTTCATAACTAAATATTAATTCTTTAGTTTCTAAATCTACCATAACTCCTGTACTACCTTGAGATAATTTAGGATATTCACCATATTTAAAAATTAATGATCCTATACTAGATTTATTTCTTTCTTTTAATTCTGTATATATTTTATAATCTTCATCAAAAGTTGTTTCTCTTACATATCCTTGCATATCACCTATGATTTTTATTACATTACCCGTTAGCAAACAATAATATAATTTAGTTCCTATTTGCTTCATAGCTTATCACCTCTACTCATAAACTTGCCAATTAATATTAGCCCCTTCCCTAGCGTTTGCAACCCATAAATCAAAACCATCGTTATAAATAACGCTTTCTCCGTAATCTTCGAAATAATTAGAATGTTCGGCGTAAATATCAATCATTGGAGAAGAACAGTATACAACAGAACGTTTATCATAATAGTTAACGCCAGTTTGATAACCGTATATAAATCTAGGTTTAAAGTTTAACCCTCTAACACTTATTTTACTAGAACTTACCACCGAAATTCCACTTGCCCATTTCTTACCTAACTCTATTTCTCCAACCTTATTGGCTAATCTTAATAACTTATCTGCATCACTACATTCAACGCCTTTTTCTATAAGGTTATTTTTCAAATTAGTATGACAAGTTTTTAATTCATTTTTTATGTTAGTAGTTTCATCAACTAATTGTTTAAGAGTAGACATTATAACACCTCTCTTATACTATTTATATTATTTTGAAGTGTAGTTTTATTTGTTCCTAGTTCTTTTTGCAAATTTAAAATACTTGTTTTGTTTGCTGTTATAGCATCTTCTACAGTATTTCCATCACTCATAGTAACCTTACTAGCAACTAGATCTAAATTATTTACAACTTCTTCAAGTTCATTAATTTTAACTAATAAATTACCTGCTACATCACCTTCTAAAGTTCCTTTAATTTCATCAAACCAACTATTAAAGTTATCATTATATTCTGTTTGAGTAGTACTCAACCAATTTGAGAAATATTCTTTAGCTTCTTCAATCCAAGTTTTCATATCTATAGATTTTTCTTCTATATGAGCTTGCAATTGATTGTATAGAGTCGTTGTATCTACTTGATCTACTGTACCAGTAACTAGTCCACATAATTCTGAATTTAATCGATTATCATTAATATTAGATTGAGTTATTTTAATCGCACCAGCATTTATTTTAATGTCAGCTAAGCATAGTTCATATCTATCATCATCTCTTTGTAATTCTGGTTTATTTGGCGAATTTGAGAAGGTTCCTTTTTTTACATAAGCTTTTATTTCTCTGTTTATAAAGTCTAATCTAATAACAATACTATCTATTCTATGTAAAATTCCATCTGCATTATCTATAGTTAATATGAGATCATCGTCATTATTATAGTAATATCCATTTATAAATGCTTTCCCAGCTTTTACTCTTACCGTCATATTATTATCTGTTGCAACAACTTGTAAATTAGTACTTGGATTAGGAAATACTCCATTGCCAATAAAACTTGAGAAATAACTTGCAAACATATCTGCTTTATATAATCTATCAGGCACTCCATTTTGTATGATTGCATTAAAAAAACTTGAATTTTCCATTAACTTTTCACCTGCCTAATTTTATCTATAATTGTAGGAATTTTATTCCCAAAAGTTATACTTATCTCTAAAGTATTGTTTTCATATACTTCTTCTATTTCAGTTATTTTAGTATTTATAATAATATCCCAATCTTTATTTATACAAGTTACTATATCTCCTAAATCAAAATCTTTGCGATATTCTAAATTTGAATCAGTAGCATTTATTTCACTTGTAAAAGTTGAAATTTTTTGGCACTCTGAAAGCCTTTCTAAGCCCCTTTGCCTAACTTGTTTGATATATTCATCATATGAAATTATTCCATCATCATTTTCAGTTCTTATATCATCTGCATCAATAAATATTTCATATCTATCAAGACCCGAAAAATCATCTCCAATGGTTATTAATACTCTATCTAAACCTTCTCCCTCTCCTCCTACTAATGCAGTATTTTTCAAATTGTTAGATTCTAATGTATAAGATTGTTGTAATATATTTCCAAATTCTTTACTGAATATACAAATAGAATTTTCTGATTGATTTACTGTTCTATCAATTCCTTTATACACCTCAAAAGTATGCTGTTTATTAATTAGATCAGTTAATATTCTTATATTTAAATCATTTTCTAAGCAAATACTTTCTATTTTCTCTAGTACATTTTTATAACTTACTTGAATTGATATTTTTTCATTATATCCTTTTGAATTTGATACTTTAAGAAAAGGTATTTTTCTATTTTCATTAGTATTAATACAGTTGCTATCAACCAATTTATATATAGCATTTTCAACTGTATCATTTATATTTAAAGTATTCCATACGATTCTTTGGCTTATATATCCTAAAATAAAATATCCTGTAGCTTTAATCATATCGTTACTATCTCTATCAATATAGATATCTTTTATATATGCACATTCAGTTAAATTATCAGATTTGCAAATTATATTACCTTCTTTAATAAGGTACTTTGTATCTTCATTAAAATCACAATGTAATTCAAAACTTCCAAGTTCGCTACTTTTTCTTTTCCAAATTAAAGATTCATAGTTATCAATAACTCCTAACTGTTCAAGTTCTTTATTAAATACATATATATTCATAAATTTTCTCCTTATAAACCTATATATCTATTTGTATGATATATAGTAACTTCGAGGTTATCTAAGCCCTCTTTAGCGTCATATCTAAATAAATTGTCTCCAAGTTCTAGCTGTAAGAATGAAGAATGTAAATCCCAATACTTAAATCCATTCGATATAACATTCTTTTCATTAAAATAGACTTTCTTATTTTGAGTATCTGTTGTTATAGTTACTATCTCTCCAGGATTCATAATTTTATTTATTTTTATATATTGTTGAGTTTCTATGTCTATTAATTGAGGAGTATCTACTGTATTTAAAGCTTTAAATTCAATTTTCATGCCAGTTTTTATGTCTCCTATATTATTTACATTAGCAATTAAAGATGGTTCTCTATAACCTATTTTTATACCTTCATCAATTGGTATAAATAAAGGAAACATAAAGTTACCTCTCCATAAAGCTATTTCAGTTTTAGTTTCATTAATATCTTTCCATGTAGGATTAAGAGCAATAAATTTAATATCTACCTCTTGTCTATATTTATAAGATGTTTTAGAAAATTTAGGAGAAGATATTACTTTAACATCTATCTTCTTATCTCCATTTATACTTTTTAAAATAATAGAACCATCTATGTTAGGATTAAAAATACTTATTAATTTTCTTTTTATATATTCAAAAGACTTAGATTTAACATTAACTAGTAAAGTTAAACCTAAGTCTTTTGGTTCTAGTTTATTACTTATAAAGGTGGCACCTAAATCAGTATTTGAATTATAATTAATTTCATTTTCTAATGAACTAATATCATCAAATTTTATTAGCTTTATATCATCTGAATTTAATTTTAATTCTTGACCTTTTGAATTTTTATATAAAAAACTCATCGTCTAAATTCCTTTCCAAGATATTCTAATTCTCTTTTTATCTGCCTTGCAGTTCTTGACGGACTGGAATAGTCCTTTTCATTTATAATAATATTATTTTCTTGTTTGAATGTTTCAAACTTATAAATTTTATCTATTAATTTATCTAACTTCCTCTCTAATTTATTAAAATCATTATTATTTTTATAACCAATATTATTTGTTACATTTGGTGATGATAAATAATATTCACCTGATAATTTATATTTACTTATATCAATAATTTTAGGAATTGTGGGTATATTAAGTTCTTGTATTCCAGCTGTATACGTATTAATATTAGCTTGTTTTTCACCGCCATCTGTAGAAATACTTCTATTTATAGTTGCTTTGGTAATTGTAATATTACCAGTAATAGATCTACTATATGCAGATCGTATACTTTCCCAATCAGCAATCGCTTTTGATGCCATTTTACTTGTAGAAGTTGTCACTCCTAAATACATTTCAGTAGCAGAATTTCTAGCATTATCACTCATTTTGCTTGCAGATGTTGACACTCCATTATACATTCTAGACCCTTCATCTCTAGCTACGTCGGCCATCTTAGAATATGATTTTTTAGAACCATTATACATATCCGTTGCAGATTGTTGAACTGATTTATTAGCTTTTTTCATATCAGAGTCAGTATTTTTAGCCACTTCACTAGTACCCTTTTTAGCTTCATTAGCCATATTAGAAGTTGCTATCCCAACATCTTTAGCTGCATTATCCATGTTAGTTTTAGCATGTGAATTAGCTTGTTTTGTGTTAGTATTAACTTTATCAGCTAACTCTTTTGTATTAATATTAGCCTTGTTACTAGCATCTTTAGTATTTTTATCAGTATTACTAGAAATTTCTTTAGTGTTTTTGTCTGCCTTATTAGCAGCATCTTTAGTGTTAATATCAACACTATTAGCTCCATTTTTAGTATGAGTGCTCATACTTTTTTCAACTTGTGATAACTCATTCTCTACATTAATGCTTAATTTATCCATACTAGTTGAACCATTCGACTGAGCTTGTTCAAAGTAAAGTGTCATTTGTTCCTTCATTTGCGAAACAAATTCAGGATGTTCTGTAGCCATAATTTCAAGTCTACCTCTAATATAATCTTCCATATCTCCTACGGAATCTTTACCAGTAAGTGCTATCCCTCCAAATAAAGTTTCCCAATGACCACCCATAGCAGATAATTGAGCTATAGTTTCATCACTCATATTATTTACAGCATTTACGACATTTTCAACTGTAGCATCCATACCAAATTGAGATATAGTATTTAAGTTATCAAACATATTTTGAGCAGATTGTTTTACTCTTTCAGATCCATCCATTACATTTTTATCTATTAGATTCATTGCCTCTGAAATGTCTTGACTTATTTTATCTGATGTAAACTCTCCACTTTTGGCCATACTTTCAAGATTAGCAGTAAATTTATTATGAGCATCTTCTTTACTCATATTTTCATATATACCTTCAAATAATACTGCCATGGTGTCTGAAGTGCCTCGAAGGATAGTTAATGTATCTGCATCTAAACCTTGCATTCTAGTTACAAATGTATCTGCCATTTCGCCAGCGTTATCAGCTGTAAGTTTTGGTAATTCTTTTAATGCTACATCAAATGTACCCGTTAAATTATTTAATTCAATTTCTGTCATTTCTCGCATTAATGCAATCCCATTTGAACTTTCATAGTTGATGTTAGACATTGCTATTGCAGTATTATTTTCTACTTTTGCCCAACCTTCTGTCCAAATATCATCAATAGATTTAAAATCACCTTTTAAAATTGCTAATATAGTTTTACCTAGTGTAGATAGTAAAATACCTATATTACCAACAGATAATTGTACAGTACCAGTCATATGCTCACAAATTTGTCCGATAACCTTACCAAATGTTCCCCATTTCTCTTGTAAGTCAGATAATTTATTTTCATTATCACCTAACTTAGCCATAAGAGCTACTAGCATTCCAATTAAAGCAACAAAACCTGCAGGTCCAGAAATTAATTTTATTGCATTTTGTAGTAGACCAAACATTTTTATATTTCCTGATCCACCTGTTTTTAAAGCTCCAAATAAATTTACTGCATTCCCACCGACTATTAAGACTTGTCCTAATGCCATAAGTAAAGGTCCTGCCGCAGCGGCAACTCCTGCTATAGTTACTATATTTTTTTGTGCTTCTTCATCTAAATTACTAAACCAGTTTGCGGTTTCTGTTATCCACTCAACTATTTTTTCTAAAGTAGGTTCAAGAGCTTTAAATGCTTCTATTAATGATCCTTCTATAGCAGATTTCATATTATCTATTTTACCGCCAAGGTTATCTTTCATAATAGTTGCCATTTCTTCTAAAGCACCATTACTATTCACTAACTGACTATGTAATTCATCATATTCATTTGATACCCCAGATAATAATTTCATTAAAGTATCAAACTGAGTTTTCCCACCAACCATTGCAGCATATTGCTGTTGCTGTTGTTCTGTTAGATTAGAAGTACCATCGGCAGTAACACCTAATTTTTTAGCCATTTCTTTTAATACTTCAACCATATTTCTTTGTTTTCCAGTTGAGTCGTATAAAGAAATACCCATTGCCTCAAGTGCTGTTCCTGCTTGACCAGTTTCTGTAATTAAATTTGAAAATACAGATATAAGAGCATTTCCAGCTTCTGAACCTTTAGTACCTTTATTTGCAAGTATCCCTAATAAAGCACCTGATTCTTCTAAAGGAATATTTAATGAACTAAACATTCCACCTGCAATTGTATAAGCTTCAAGCATTTGTTCCATAGATGTATTTGATTTTCTTTGAGCTTGTGCGACTATATCTAAATAAGTAGCAAAGTCTTCTGATGCAATCGAAGCACTACTCATACTATCAGTTACTAAATCAGAACATCTTGCTAAATCCATTCCACCTGCTTCTGCAGCTCTAAGAACGGGTTCTATTCTTTCAATTTGAGTTTCTACATCCCAACCCGCTAATGCAAGATATGTGAGGCCTTCAGCCGCAGAAGAACAACTAAAAGAAGTACTACTGCCCATCTCTAAAGCTTTTTTTTCAAGTCTTTTATATGACTCTGATGTTTTATCTGCTATGCCTGATGTAGCTTGTAATTTACTCATTGCACTAGTAAAATCAGTTCCAGCCTTAGTTGCTGCTGTTCCTGCAGCTATAACTGGTAAAGTTACGCCTGTTGTCATTGATTGACCAACTGACTTTAAATTATCTCCAGCATTCTTTATATCAGTACCTATTTTATCAAATGGCATTTTTAATAATTCATTAGATAATTCTTTTACCTCTACTTGAGTATTGTTAAGAGCTGTTCTATATTCTTTTAATTCATTCTCATTTTGATTTATTTCATTTTCAAGAGTATTAAATGAATCTTTTAATTGTAATAGTTTCTGCCTGTATTCATTAACTTGTGAACTATTTTCTCCATACATATTTGATGCTCTATCAAGATGTTGAGAGTATGTTTGTATTTTAGATTCTAATTGAGAATATTCATCTTTTTGTTTATTTAAAGTACTTGATAATTTATCAATTTCATTTTCATATGCTTCTATTTTACTGACACCTGACTTTATTTCAGATGAAAGTTTATTTATTTCATTTCCTAGCTTTTGAAAATATGTACCATTTTGATTTAATTCTGCTCCAAGTTTATTAAATTCAGATTGAGTTAAGTCAGCGCTTCGTGATATATCATCTAATTTTTCATCTAAAGTCTGCGTTTTATTTCCTAATTGTTCAAACTTAGTTTTAGAATCTGTTAATTCTTGAGATAATCTAGATATATTTCCTTTTGTAGTTTCAATATCCGTAGATAATTTCAAATACTTATCAGCATTTTTTTGAACTAATTGAACTTGATCTTTCCATTCTTTAGAATTTTTATCTACACTATCACTCATTTTATCAAGCTTCTCTTTACTTTTTTCTAATTGTTGAGCCGCTTCTTTATGAGCTTTCTGTTGAATTTCTAATTTCTTATTATTATCTTCTAATTGTTTTGTATTTTTCTTTATTTTTGCATCTAGACCTTGATACGTATTTTCAAAGTTTTCAACGCCTTTTGCAGCAGATTTAAATTCCTTTTCTGTTCTATTAATAGATTTATTTAAAGCTGCAATTTGTTTATCTGCACTTTGAGATTCAAAACTAAGAGCAATGGCTAATTCACCTATTTCCTCTTTCTTATTAGACATTTAGCCACCCCCTTAAAACATTTCAACTTCTTCAGTTTTTATATTGTTAAATTTCTTATATATTTCAACTTGTTCAAAATAATTTTTCGGAGTTATATTCCAAAAATTATCATTTCTACCGATTATGCTGTTCCATATATATTCCATGTAATCAAATTCCCAATCTTTATCATCATAATAATCATCTTCAAAGATTGATTCTTCTTTACTTTTTGTTTTAGGAAGACATTTCATCATTACGTCATTTATATATGTAAAAATAGAATTAAATCTATTTAATGCTTCTAAATCATCTGTATCTTTTAAGTAAATTTCTAAGAATTTATTAGATTGTGATTTATCTATTCTTGCTAATGTATTAAGTACAAATGAAGAAATATAAATCATATTGAACTCAGAAATTTTTATAAATATATTAGTAATACTTGTTTGTTCACCTTCATTTAAAAGGTCCTCTTGTATCTTCTTCAATGAATATATATCCATTGTTCCTTTAAATTCATGTCCATCTAAATTTAAAGTCGATGTATACATTTTTATCACCTACTTTTTATTAGCAATGCATACTATTAGTTAAAATAAAAAGACTGCATGAATTTAAAGCTATTCATACAGTCTTTTTATTTTCCTTTGATATTTTATATTACTTTGCCTCTGAAACTTCCTTAGAATCTAATTTTGTAGTTTCTATATCTTTTTCTATATTCTTCTCTGGTTGCTTTTTAGATTTTGTAACTTTAATTCTTCCTGTTCCATCATCTATATTAGTTTCTGTAGCTTTAAGTGATTCTGTGTCTGTAATTTCTTGAGGAAACTGTACTTCTTTAAACCATTTTGTAACTTGTTGTTGATCTACTGTTGAATCATTTGTATCTATATAGAAATAAACTAAATTTACTCCTTCATGTTCACATGAACTTATAGAATACTCTATATCATTAGTTTCATAATTTCCCTTACCTTCTTCTATAGTTTCTCCTGATATATCCGTTGGAGAACACTTACAAGCATATACAACATAGAATCTTTTAGCTCCACCTACTAATCTTCTCTCAAATAAAAATGCTCCTATAGGAGCTTCATCTGAATCTGTTACTGCAACTCCACCTTTAACAGCTTTATTCCCAAATAACAACACTCTTTCTTCTTTGCTTAATCCTAGTGTAGTTAATGATCCTTCTCCACCACCATATAGGAATTCATTTATTACTGCTATATTATCAGCCCATTCTTGAATATTTTCATATTTAAATTTATTTTCTATCTTCTTTGCATGAGAAATCCTAACTGGAGTTTCAAATGTCCCACCGTTAAAAGGCGCAAAATGTATATTACTTAATCCTACACATGCTTTTGTTTTTGACATAATATTACCTTCTTTCATAACTTTTTTTATTTATACATTAAAAAAGTAGTTTTGATTACAAAACTACTCTTCCATATTAGTTATATCCATTACATATATAAAGTCCATGCTTTTACCACGAACTCCTTCTCCTTTTAAATCATTACCTCCATCATATATAAAGCCATTGCTCTTTAGTAATGATTTAATTTTTCTATGCTTATTTATATTATCTAAATTTTTATACCAATAATTTATAGTTATATAATAAGTCTCGCTTAAATTACCTTCAGTTGTCATATTAGAGTCTTCATCGTCATAAACACTAAATACTATATATTCATCCAATGACTCTGTATTATCTAATTCTTCCCAACCAATATCTATACCAAATTGTTCAAGCAAATCAACTAATATTTGATGCAAGCTCTCACCTACTTTTTAATACCTGAAGTTAATTCTTTAATTACAACATCTTTTATCTTTTCATTAGCTTTATCTATTGAGTTATTAAATGATTTTTTCATCCATTTTTTACCTGATACTGCTTTTCCACCTCTGGAGTATCCATGTTCTTGATAATATCCATATACAACTTCTCTTTCTTGAGCATTTTGTATCCCTACATGAACTTCACGTTTTAAGTCAGTTCCAGTCTTTTTACCTATACCTAAACTACTTTTTAATCTACCACCGGCTCTACGGTTCTTTTTATTAGGTGTATGCACAGGAACATTTTTCCTTTCTTCTTCAAGAATTATTTCTGCTCCTGCATCAAGGCTTTTATCTATTACATTTTTTCTTGCATTTTTTTGAATAGTCATTAGGTTAGTTTTAACTTTACTAAAATCAAATTCCAAACCCATTTTAAAACTCCTTTTCAATTTCTAATTGAATTAATTTATTTTCATTATTTATATTTAATGAACTAATTATTTTATACTTAATATCATTAATCCCTATTTTATATTTTGATAAAATATCTTTACTTATTGATGAATCCAACTCTTTAGTATATTTTAAAGTTATCTTTTTCTGAACAATAATTTTAGATATATCATTAGATGCCTTTTCTCTAGTCGACTTATCTAAAAGATTTTCTACTTTACACCAAGCATTTTTAAAAATATTTAAAGTTGGATTTGCTATAGGACTAGATCTATTTACTGTATAAATAGATATATATGTATCCATTTCATCTTCATAATTACTTAGAAATATATATAAATTCCTTTTATTATAATCTGGTTCTATATACTTAATACTATATATGTTGTTTTCAATTAAAACTATATGATCACTCTTTATCAAATTCATATAAGGTGTATTAATTTTAAGTTCTATTTTATATCCAGTATCGTCAAATTTAAGTCTATCTTGCTCTCTAATTGCTTTATATGAGAAAAAGAGTTTACCCTCTTGAATAAACCCTTTTTCTTTTAATAATTGTCCTTCTTTATCATATTTCTCTACGTACTTTCCAAATTCTAACACGCCATCTTTATATTGATTGATTTTCTGATTCAACATAAGTTTTTACCTCGTATTTAATTCTTATTTGATATATTTCATTCATATATTTATTATCAAATTCATCAGAGCAATCATTCCACTCATATAAACAATAATTTAAAAATAACTTATGTTCAGGACCATTTTGAGAATAGTCTATATCTGCTCCTAACTTATAATCTAGTGCAATTTTTGCATCTTCAATCATATCCTTTAACTTAAGTTCAGTATCAAAATCTTCCCATGTTATATTTAATTTTCTCTTTACGCTATCAAGTAATGTATTTACTTCCATGAAATTACCAACTACTTAGCCTTTCTAGCAGAAGTAGCTTGAGTATTTGCCACATCTGTATTTACAGTTATATAAGCTGGGTTTAATCCAGTTATATCTAATAATATAGACACTGTATTATCATAAGCCTTACCAGCACCATAAGTTTTTATTTTATAATATCTCATATCTTCTAAAAACTTATATTCATCAGAATAAGTTATAACTCCTCCTTTCGCTCCACCTATACACATAAAATATTCTTCTGGTAAGCATATTATAGCTTTACCTGTTTCTAATTCATTAGATATTGTAACATCTGTAGGGAATGGGAATAAGTTGTTTATATATGTCCCTGATGTATTTTGTACAGTCGTAGCAGGCATTATTTTCGTTAAATAATCTTCTTGATTGCATATTAATAATACTTTACCAAACTTTCTCATTCTACCTTTTTCATTCTTAGCCATTTTCGCTAACAACTTCCCATATTCGGCAGGAGTAAATGATGTTACAGCAATAGGAGTTTTTGGTGGATATACACCAGCAGATACACTTACATCTTCTGATACATCTCTAGTAAGTCCTATTGGTTGATTTTTACCTGTTCCATCAACTATTGCTTTTTCAAGTCCACATAATATTGCATCTTTTAAAACAGCTCTTATATATGCATCTAAGAATGTAGGTCCTAAATCTAACATATCTAAAGGTATAGCAGCAAATGCAGATAATTTATTTTGAGTTATATCAACTATTTTAAATGCAGATGTTATTTGTTTTGCTATTTCACTGTTTAATTCTCCCCATACTGCCGTATCTAAAGTGTGGTCATTTAATACCCATTTAGTCATGTATTTAGCATAATTAAAGTTTATTTTATCAAGTAATGGATGTTCCTCTACTAATTCCTTAAATACATCTTCTATTATAGTTTCCGGCATTATCCCTTCTGGTAATGTAGCTAAATCTATAAATGCTTGTTTTGGATTAGGGCTCTTTGATGCTTCGATAAACTTTTCATAGTATTTTTCTTCTGCATTAGTTAATTGTCTATATCCTCTTTGAGATAGTATAGTTTTATCTTGTGTCATGCTATATTCTGCAAAATCAGCTTTTACAGTATCTACTATTGATTGTTGAAATCCTACCCACGCTTGTTGTATATCTTCTTCTTTTCCTTCTGTCATAGCCTTTTGTAATGCTATAGCAGCATCTTTTTGTTTTAAGTTATTGAAATTTAACATGTTTAACTTCCTCCAAATTTTATTATTTTAAAATTGCATTAAAAAAAGAACCCATTAAATTTTGTTTTGGTTCTTCATTGTTATCATCATCTTCTTTTTTATTGTTATTGTCATTATCTTCTTCATTATTTTCATTTTCATCTTCATCATCTTCTTTTTGAAGTAACTGTTGATTTAATATTAATTTACATAATGACTTTTTAACACTTTGACTTACTTTTTCATTATTTTTTTCATTTACTATTGATGTTATAAATCCTTTTTCAAGTGCATGTTGAGGACTTATCCAACTCTCATTATCAAGCATTTGTTTTAATTCTTCTTCTGTAATATTAACTTCTTGCATATATGCATTTATAGATGCTTGAGTTATTGCATCTAAATCATCTGCTTGTTTTCTTAAATCATTTGCATTTCCAGATGTATAAGTCCAAGCATTATGTATCATAAGTAAACTTGCGGTAGACATTATCCTTTCGTCTCCTGCCATAAATATTACACTTGCTGCTGAACAGGCAAATCCATCACAATATGTTTTTATCTTAGCTTTATGTCTTTTTAGATTATTGTATATCGCTAATCCTTCTGCAACTTCTCCACCATATGAATTTATATAAACATTTATAGTGTCAACATCTAAAGCCTCTATTTCTTTTGAAAGAGTATAGTTAGATACATCACTTTCATGCCATTCCCAAGAAGTTATATCTCCATATATATTTATATTAGCTTCATTATTTTCTTTTACTAAAGAATAATACTTCTTATTCACTTAATTCACCCTCCTCTCCTTTTAATCTATTTTCTATAGTGTCATAATTTTTAGTAATAAAATGAGTTTTACTAAAATCACTATCTAATGCAGGATAATCTATAATTGCTCTAACTTCATCTATACAGTTAACCCCGGATGCAATTAACTTGTCTACTTTTTCTGCTACATCTAAAACATCAATATGATTTATAGTAGATGTATCGACTTTTATATAGCATCCTTTTTTCCACTCTTCAAAACCATAAACTTTTCTAGTTAATTCCTCCCCAATCATATCTGCAATAGGATCTATACAAAACGTTAGAAATACTTTTACTATTTCCTGCATATTAGTTATATTTCCTAGCATCATATTAGTTGGAATCTTGAAGGTTTGTCCTACTATTTCAAATATTTCTTTTCTTAAATCTCTAATATCTGAACTATCTTTTACGTTTGATTTCGGAGATATATCTATTAGATCATATCCTTCAAACTCTGGGTATACAGCATTATCATTTTCTAAAAATGTTTTTAACTGAGCTCTTATTACCTTTTCAAATGTCTCATTAAATTTAGCATCATTTGCTTTTATCTGTGACATTTTAAGTTTGTATTTACTTCGATTAGATTTAGAGAAATTATCTACGGCTATAGATAATAATTTCCCATAATCTTGGTATAATCCATCAATTAGCCTTTTTAAGTGAGTATTATCTAGTCTAAATAATAATACCTCTTCACTTGTAAATACTTTGTTAAGCTGTAAGTTATCTATTGTAACTCCATTGTATTTATTTCCAAGTATCGGATATTTATTTACTGAATAACTATCTACACAGTATAATTTATCATTTAAATCAATAGCTATTGTCTCACCATCATATACCATTTTTTCTATAACCTTATGCCAAAACTGACTCGAGTTTTGATTTAAATTAGGTGAGATATTTAAGGCATAATAATATTTATCCTTTACTTCTTCTTTATTCTCGTATGTTTTGATTTCACATTTTGATATAGCATTAGCAATAAGTGTTATAGCTGTATATATAGCTAATTCTTTATAGAATATTTCTGATTTTATCTCTCCTGTTATAGTATCAACTACTTCTCCATTAGGTTTAGTTATCTTTGGCTTTTCCATAAAGTTAAATATCCAATCTTTAAAACTCACAATTATATCACCTCCTTTCAAATTAAATTATAATAGGTTCCAAGAACATAACTTCTGTGTTTTCAGGCAATTCATTTGCTAAAATCATTGCATTTACTAATGCCATAAACCCGTCAGTCTTTCTATAATGAGGTTCTATTTTACCGTAAGTTATATTACCATTTGATTCAATCTTTTTAGTATTATTGGTATACCATCTCATAATAGGAACATCTCCCCATACAAAATTTCTATTTATGAAAACTGAATTTATTACTGGTGCAATTTTCATTATGTCACTTGGCCTTATAAGTTTTATATTCTTGTATTCAAATGCATCAAATCCAATTTCCTTAAAAGTCCTATTTAAAATTGAATATCTAAAATTATCTATAGCTATTTTTAAAATATTATACTTGGTCCCCATATCAGCAAACCAATCTACAACATGACTTGGACTAACTTCAACATCTTCAACTAATGTTATATCACCTTTATTAATCCAATCTTTTATAGGTGCTTTTATACCTGGTAAATCTCTTGATTTTGCACATACAAATGTATGGTGTAACATATAATACTTTTCAGACTTTCTAAATAATAAACAACATGCTACAAAGTCATTTGATTTAGCAAAGTCAACTCCACCTACACAGTCCATACCTTCTAATTCTATAAATTCTTGATTAGTTGCTAATATATCATCCCATGTAGCAACTTCTACTTCTTTATTTCCTATAGGAAAATTCATTCTTTTAGCCATAAACTCTGGAAAATAATCCATTTTATATGGCATATCTAAAACTTCTTTTTCTATAGTACTTTTTAAACTCGGAAAATCATTAAGCGAAGGAATAGCTTTTATCCACTTTTCTGGATCTTTCCATTCTTTTTCATCTTCGATTCTGCACCAAAACACTAAGGTCCTATTAAGTGGATTGTATTCTTTCAATATATCATTAGCTTGTTCTAGTTCTCGATCTAGCACTCCACCTCTAACGTGTCCATTAGTTGTTATAGTAATTTCTCTACCATGCCATACCTTACCAAGACCAGATGCTAATGTATTCATATTTGTAGCATCTAAATACTCATGTTTTTCATCATAAATTATACATCCTGTTCTCTTTGAGTCTTTACCTCTTTTTGAAGATGTATTGAATCTAAGAACTGACTTTGTTTTCTTTCCAAGTATTTTTTCTTTAGTAGCATAATAATTAGCTTCAAGTGCTTTCTTTAACTTATTATTAAATGGCTCTTTTACTATTTCGTATACATCATTAAAAGTTGTCATTGCCTGTTCTTCACTATTTGCAAGTAAGTCTATATTGTATCCTCTAATACCATGGTATGGACTTAAGAAATAAAAGCATAAAAAAGATATAAAACCATTTTTACCACTACCTCTACCTACAATAATTCTGATATCTTTAAATACTATATCTCCATTTTTAAAAAATACTCCAACTATAAGTGCAAATAAAAAAACTTCCCATTCAATCAACTGATACGGAAAGTACTTCTGTAATGATAATCCTTTTTCAATTTTATCTTCATCAATATAAACATCTTCTCTTTCAAGAATAGGAATAACTATATTTTTAATCATTAGCTCCTGTTCTTTACAATGTTCTATTTCATTATTTAATATTTTTTCAATATAAGGATTTATGTATTGACTATAAATCTTCATAATCCCCTCCGCCATTATAATTAGGTAAAGGTACTAATCCTAATTTGGATTTTATATCTAACATAACTTTTAATATTTTAGGTAACTCACTTACACTATCATTTTTTTTAACACCCATTTGTTTTCCATTTTCCCATTGTACAGATACTCCTCTCTGTTCAATATCTAACGTTAATTCATTTGCAATTTTACAAAGTTTAATATATCTCTCTACCCAATCTATATTATCTTTTGTATTAGTGCCATTTCTTTCAAGTTGTAAAATCATATCTGATCTTATAGCTTCAATATTTCCCGAATTTTGCACACTTGCATCTTCGCACACTTTTTTGAGTGCATTTTTTCTATTCCAACCATATCTTCTTTTCCAAGATTTAACGGTATTTTCTTTGACTCCATATTTGGCTGCAATATCTTTGTATTTCATGCCTGAAACGTAGTCAATATGTGCCTTTTCATAATCTGCAAGTTTTCTTTCGTTTACCATATTCACCACCTCATTTCCCTCATGAATATATCAATTGCACCATGCAACCTTGAATAGTTGCTACCCCCTCGTGGGTTTTGTGTTCTCTGTATATGCCAATACCCCCTTCCGCTCGCACACCCCCCAATTTTAAAGGGGCATATGGGGAGTGGGGGGTATTTACCAACGTTCTTCATTAATTAGTTCTTTCTTTTGCTTATGTTTCTCTGGATGTAGCTTATTATGGCAATCAGGACAAACACATATTAAATTTCTATATTGTTTTCCTTTGTGTATATAAAACTTACTTAAAGCAAGTTCAGGATGCTTGTCTACAAACTGAACATGATGTACTGTATTGGCCCTAGTTACTTTTCCTAGTTTTAAACATTCTTGACATTCTTCCTTTTGTTCCTTAAGAACTTCTTTTCTTAACTCTCTCCAATACTTAGATTTATAAAAATCATCTATTTTACCTTGAGCTAATAACTCTCTTATCCATTTCTTAAGTTCTAATTTATTCATTTCATCTCCTATAATAAATCAATCACTTTAAACTTTAATCTATCGGAATAAGTCTTCATATTATTTAAACAATTAAGCTTCTTCTTACTATCACTTAGCTTCTTATATCTTCTCTGTTCTTTTAGTATATATTGATCTACACATTCTGTTATGTATTTTTGTTTACAATTATTACATTCAAAATAACTTACATTTATCATTAATTCATCAAGAGTTTTATGTTTTATATCTTTACGTTCTAATAAGAACTCTTGCTCACACTTATCACATTTTATATTCATATTAACAACCCTCATTTCATAAAAATAGCCTAAGAAATTAATCTTAGACTATCTAAAAATACACCTAAAGAATTGACGTAAACTTAGTTTATAGTCGCATTACCCTACGACTTGTATGAGATGCAAGGTCTAGGAATCGAACCTAGATAAATACCATGCCTTACTCGTTGACAAGGAAGAGGGAAGCTTCCTTGTCCAATCTATACGCTTTTACGGAGTTAAACACACAATGAAGAGGGAATTCATTCTATGTCTATATTAACATACTAACACTTGCAAATCCCTATTGAAACCCCACGTTTTCCCCATTAAATCCCTAGTGCATCAATTCCCCAAAGTAATACAGATAATTCTCTTGTTACTATATCATTCCATCTCTTTGGAGTATTTTTACCACAATTAAATTCCTCTTGTATATCTTCACTTGTCTTGCCTTCTATAAAGAACATTTCAAATGATCTATATTTCTCAAACTCACCTTTTTCTATAAATTTTGTTTTTAAATTAATCAACGCTGCATCTATATACTCTATCATCTTAGCCGTTCTAGTTTTACTTCTCGCTATACTTTCTAACCACATATAGTCTACTTTAACTTCACATTCATCTACAAAATTAAACTTTATCTCAACACTATCGCTATTATTTAAATGTTCTTTTAAAGTATTATAATTTCTCATTAATAATCTTGTGTTATGAAATCTTTTATCTTTACCTTCAAACATAAGCTCTCTTAAAGCCTCTCTAGCTACTTCTTTGGCTAATTGTTTTATTTCTTCATTACTCATAAAAATCTCCACCTATCTTATATATTCTTCTATTGTTAATCTAGCTTCATCAAATCCATTACATACTACAGCTTTATATCCTTGAGCATTAAGGTTATTAATCCATTCTTTCTGCTTAGTAGTCGCTTTATTGCTTCCATATTTTAATTCTATAAATAAACCATTGTATCCACGCCTAGCTACAGGTAAAAATAAGTCTGGAACACCTGCTTTAACCCCTTCTTTTTTTAATTTAATAGCTTCTAGTTTATTTCGTTTCCCACCGTTTGGGATATGGAATATCAAACCTAGTTCTGGATACTTACATCTATTTATATCGCACCATTGTATTAATGTTATTTGCTCACTAGCTTCACTTCTTTTCATACTCATCATCCTATTATCATTCAGTTATCATTATCAATATATCGACCGAGAATGACCGCTAATCGAACTCAGTCGATACTAAATTATTGTTTTAAGCTCTTAGTTATAAATCTAATCATCTTATTGTAATATTTCTTTTTAGTTCTTTTTTTCTTAGTTCTGTTATATATTGTCATTAACTTTCTAAATTCTTTATTATTAGAATAAATTTTAAACAATGCTTTCTTTGCACCATCCCATATTTGAGTAAATATCTTCTTAATATTTCCAAATGCAATTTTTATATCTTTAAAAATTCCACTTGCTTTAAAATTATCAAGTTTTGTATATATTCCATCATTAAGATCATCTTTTGATTTTTTTAACTCTAACTTTTTTATTCCATCCACTTGAACTCCATTTATATGAAAAGTTCCTTCCTGTACTGACATTTCCATATTAAAACCTCCCTTCGTCAAATAAAGTCTCCCTTTTATTATCTGATTTCTCTTAAAAACTTTATTTTAACGACTTATTTATATGAATCTTTGTACATTTTCTTATATTTAAGAACATCTTGAATTGTCTTATCAGTATTATCACATCGTTTACTTCTAAATATTTTTATATATTCATTTCTTGCTTGTCTATAATAGTTTCTATCTTGTCCATTCGATATATCTAAATTATCAAATATAGCTAACTTACTTGCTACCTTTTGAAACTTATTCATAACTTTCTCCTCTGCTCCCGACATAAATGTCGATACCAAACTTCCTATAAAAGTTTTATTTTAATTAGAATTCGTCTAAATCATCTTCTCCAATTTCCATAAAAGCATTAAATGGTGTTATATTTAATTTTGGAGTTTTATCTTCTTTTATTCTCTTATCAGTTTCTAATTTTATAATCTTTAACTTTTCCTCTAGTTCTTTTATCCTTCTTCTACGTTCAACTATTTCAAAAGCATAATCCATTGCTAAACTATCTAACTCTTTTATAGTTAATTCTTTTATATTTTTCATACACTCTTAATCTCCTAAAACTCCTCTTTTAACTGTATACCTTATCTTTATCTATAACCAATAATCTTAACGCTAGTACACTTTCATGTGAGTTGTAATCTTCGCCTTTATTACAGAATATAATCGTATAATCTATTTCTGTAATATACATACATGCAAATCTTTCAAATGCTTTATCTTTATTTACAAAGTGTGATTTATCTTCACCTTCAATTTTTATACTATAATTCTCAAAGTTTGATATCCTTAAAAGCTCTTTTACTTGCATAATAACCCTCCTATAAATTTCTAAGCCAACAACCGCATTTATTATCTATAACTTGCTGTCTACAATAGAAACATAATACTTTTCTTGTCCACCACTTATTTTTAATCTTCATACTAAAACCCACCTTTTGTTTGCACTAATAACAAAGTATCATAACACTTTGAACTAAGTTATTATTAATCGAAACACAAGTTGAAAATTTTATATCTAATTCATATCCTTTATCTTGAAATTCTTGAAGATACTTATTAAATTCTTTTTGGAATACTTCACAATCTTCATTTGAAATAACTCTATATTCTCTTATAACTTTCATAACTTCACCTCTTAAAATATGTTTTTTATTTTCCTATACGCTCTGGTAATACTCCTGTTTTCAAGTAATGATCTAACTCTCTCTTATTTAATTTATAATTTTTAACTTCATTTGAGTTTTCATCCTTATAATCATATTTTAAGCTAATATCATGTCCCCAATCTGAGAGTAATTGATTAGAACCTTGTTTTATAAAATCATCTTTAAGCTTCATTTTCTCCATCCTACTTTTTATATTTTCTAGCTGCAATAGCTAGAGCATCTAATGCTCCAACTACTGCAACAATATTTATTACTAATATTATTAAGATTTTCATTACTACTCCTTGCTATATGCTAATTTTCTCATCATATAGTCTTCTATTTTACGTTCACACTTTTCTTTTATTCTGGTCTTCTTAGTTCTACTTTTGATATTTTCATATCTCTTTATCTTGTTATCAGCTTCAAGCGTTATTAAAGTTCTTACAACAACTATTTCTCTATTTTTATCCTCTAGCTCATTATTTAGGCAGCAATTATCTATTAGTAACTTGCTTATTTGTTCTGCCTTACAATTTAATTTATATGTAGTTTCATTCAATTTCTTTGTTTTAAGTTCACCCTCAGATTCTAAATGCTTTATTCTTTTCTTTAAGTTTTCTATCTCATTATTTTTTTCTTCGACAACTCTATCATGTCTCTTCTTAGGTACAACAAACATAATTACAACCTCCTATATTTCATCTACTATTGAATCAAATGTTTTATGATAGATTATTTTTTCATTAGTTTTTTTATTGTAAAATACAGTAAATTCCGAAGTGTTTCGTTCTACCAGGTAATTTTTACTTTCAACACCTAATTTTCTAACTAAAAATTCCTTTTGATTTCTAGTTAGTTTCTTTAATCTTTTCATATGTATTATTTCACCTTTCTAGTTTTTGTCTCCTGTCATACTCTCTAACAGCTAGTATATATATGTCATAGCATCTATCTGAATGTTGTATTTCATGTCTTTCTATTCCCATGTCTTTTGCTATTTCTTCTGCTATTTTTATAATTTCTTCCTTGCCTTTTATTAATGACACTTAATCCACCTCTACAAACTCAACGTTTTTTACTATCAAGTCATACGTTCCTTCATCATTTTCTTTTATAGTGAAGTTTAAGTTATTTCTAATATCATCTAATTTAGCTGATATTTTAATGCCCGTATTAGTTTTGATATTCCTATTATTTAGCATTTTTTCAGCTACTTTTTTATCTATATTGAATCTAGATATATCATTCTTTTTAAAACGCTCTATAAAGTTATATTTAAGCTCTTTATCTTCATGGCTATTGAATATTTCATCTGCTATTTCTTTTACATCTATAACTGAATTATTTAACGCAATATGTTCTAGTACTTCCATAGCTCTATCGCATTTTATTAAGTTTACTATATGTCTATCCTTTATCCACGCATTTGATAGACACGCTTTAACTGATGCAATGAATACTTTAGTCTTATATGAATCATCATCTATCTTATAAGCTTCTAAGAAGTCATTTATAAACTTAGAGCTAATATTTTCTTTTTCAGAATCTTTATCTAGTATTTCTAAGTCATACTCGCTATTTAAGCTACTGATACCTACTAATGCACATTGCTTCGGTTTCTTAGTATCTGATATTAATTCTTCATTTAACTTCATTTGTATATTAAACTTATCATCCTCAAATTCTATTGAACGATTATATGCTGCTCTATAATCTAACTTTATTATTGCTACTCTATATTGATCTTTAACTGTATATAAGCATATAACTAAATCACATGAATCTGCATCTGAATCTAATTTCATTATGTCAAATAAATATGCAGCTATTTCTTTTGAGTTTTCTATGAATGTCTCTTCATTGCGTATTATAGATTCACAGCAATCTCTAACTATACAATCTTTTGTATTATCAAATTTAGCTCTTCTTAATAAATCATCTTTGCTTACTTTCTTTATAATGCTTTGTAAAAATTTATCAATCTGAGGATTTACCTTACCTTCAAAATCATTTAATATCGGTTCATCTGATACTTTTGATAATACGTGCGTTATATATCTATGAATTATCATTTCAATCTCCTTTTTTCTATGCACTTGTCACATATAATTTCATTTTTTATTTTTTCTAGTTTTATTGCTTTATTTTTATCAACTAGTACATTTTGCTTATCATCACAACATTTACACGATAATGTAAATATCACTCTAGTTTCCTCCATATTCAATCTCCTACTTGCACATTATGTAAGATACAGCTAAATAAGTTAATATATAGATACTCATAAACCTTATAAATGTGTTCATATTTTAACCTCCTATTCAACAAATGAAAATTGTCCATTTATAGCTTCTATTTCTATTCTAAGATTGGTTGAAGGACTCCATTTGATTAAATACTCTCTAGCATTCTCATATTCTTTTCTAGCTGTATTCTTGTAACTATTTACTCCAAAGTATCTTTTATAATCTCTCCATAATTCTGAAAACAACTTTTTACTTACCCTTTTATATGCTTGTGATGTTTTCCCTCCAAGGAGATCTACTGCTCTGCTCCTTGCTAATTGATTTAAGTTTTCTTGTTGTTCATAGTCTATAGTCATGTGATTATATAAATAATCAACTTTTACTTCCATTTGTTGTTGTTTTTTATCTATTGCAAATATAGCTTGTAGTTCTTTTGATAATCCTTTTACTTCGTATACACCTGTTTGTCTTATACTTGGAAGTACTTCATCTGTTACCCAGTCTTGAAATCTTTCAGCTTCTTCTTTTCTAGATTTAAATATCAGTTTGTATACTCCACTTTCAGTTAAAAAATTTTCTCCTGCATTGTTTAATTTTCGGATGTCGGTATTAGCTATATCTAAATTTCTTAGCTTGATTTTTTGCTTTTCATTAAAATTAGCTATTGCATCATTTATATTTTTTATATCTAAGCATTCTGCTACATGTTTAGGATTAAATAAGATATTACCGTTAAATTCAAGTACCTCGACTCTCTTATTTTCAAATATCATTAATTTATTCATTTAAGATTCCACACTTTCTTTTTATATAACTTCTTTTAATCTTGTATACTGTTCCACGTAAACCAATTCATCTACACATTTATTGATTGTCATAAATGCGCTTGTATTCATATATTTAAGAGCATATTTATCTAGTAGCTCCTTCATATCATCAAGTATTCTTTGATTAGCTTCTAACTCTAATCCTTCTCCCCTTATCTCCATTTTTAATTATCCCCCTCAATCTATTCTCCGCATTGTAGCGTATATGTAAGGCATCCCATTATATGTATTGATGTATACTTCAGATTTCACAAATATATATCCAGGATTAGCTTTTTCCATTTCAAATTTTATTAAGTTCTGATTATCTTTCATTTCTTTTACTTTCTTTTTACTGAATTTTGATAAGTTTCTTGTAATATCAGGGTCTTTTAGATTTTTACTACAGCACCATCGTTTTTTACCCTTAGGGTCTTTTGATAAGTAATTGCCTAATCCAGTAAAATGCATATCATCAGGATCTAGATAATCCATCTTACCTCTACTCCCAAATTTCCATGCTTTTTTTACTACTGTTATAGGTAGTACTGCATTCATAACTAAATGATGATGACACTGTATTTTTTTATCTTCTGAATACTCTGTAACAAACATATACTTAATTTTCTTTAACTTACTCTTAGGAACTCCATTTTTTAATTGTTCTTTTTCATATTTTCTGTTTAAGGTTTGTATAAAGTTTCGCATATGCTTTCTTGCTTCTTTATGATCCTTTGGTCTTAGCTCTTTAAAATAATTTAAAGTTAAGAAATAATCATCTTTACTAAAATTAGCATTTAGTTTCCTAATAAATTTCTTTCTAGCATTTTTATCATTTAGATTTTTTCGAGCTTCTTTGGTTTCTTTTCGTCTCCACTCATCAGGCATTTCCTTTTTTAAATAAAGCGGAAATACTTCTACTTCTCGTATTGGACCTGATGTTATTGTTTTTGTATCGAATATACACCCTGTTCTAACATCAACTATATTATCTAATTCAGTTTCACATTGAACTTCTTCACTTAATCTTGTATGTAATCTTTCATAATCACTTTCTATATATCTTTTTCTTAATTTACTTCTCATAACAGGTCCCCAAATTCCATATTACTTTGTTTATACTCACTATTTTATGAGTTAAATGTTATCACCTATTGCAAGTCCTCTAAAAGCCTCCTCGACTTTCGAAAAAACTAGCTTTCATTTAATTTTTACAAGTGTGCGATTTTGTTAAAATTACACACTTTTTTATATACTAATTTTCGATTTTATTTCGTATCTAAAATTTAATTATTCTTTAATTAATTTGCTTAATTCAGCTGAACTTACACCAAGCACACTAGCCGTTTCAGCTATAACAAAAGCATTCAACACATTAATTACTGTTTTTTTATTCTCTGAATTTAACATAAGTATTTTTCTAGCTAATTCTTTACTTTCTTTTGATTTACTCATATAATCACCTTCTTTTTTCGTTATTTTCTCGTTGTTAATTCAATAATACTCCGTTTTAATCCGCATGTCAACGAGTTTTTTTTATTTTTCGCCTTTATTTTACGTTAATATACATTTTTGTAAACGTAACTTCGTCGTTTTCTCGTTGACATTATATTTTTTTTATTTTATAATTAAGTTGAGGTGATAATAATGAATACAGACGAAAAAAATCTTGGAGAAAGATTAGAGTTAATCAGAAAATCTGAAAAACTTTCAAGATCAAAATTTGGTTTAAAGGTTGGCAAAAGCGAAGATGCTATATATAACCTTGAAAGAGGAAGGGCTTCTGTATCAAAGGAATTTATTGAATTAGTATGTAATGTATTCAATATCAATCCAAGTTGGCTCAATGATGGTGTCGGAGAAATGTATAACATATCATCAGCTGTAACAGATATAACTAATACCTTAGATAAAATTTTAGATTCTGAGGAATTATATGATATAGTTAATAAACTTATAAATCTTAATGATGAAAAAATAAAAATTTTATCTGATTTAGTTAGGGTTTTATCTGATAATGAAAAATAAGCACTTTATAAGTGCTTATTTTTTCGTTTAATTATAATAGAGTATATAAACTCAATAAATTTTTTATCTTCAATTTCATCAATAAGTTTTTTTATTTCTTCTTTCATAGCCCCTCCAAATATAAATATTCCTAAAGGTTTAACGCAAATAAATTTCCCTAAATATATAATTATTAGCGTTTTTATTTTACCATATATTAGAATCAATTGCAAACATCAGTTCCAAATATACGTTCGGTTCTATTTTTTATTATTAATTTACTTATATTTAATACATTATTCACCTCTATTTTTTATATTTGAGCGCTCATAAATTCTTTAAGATAATTTTACCATATTTTTACATTTTAGAATGTGAATCTCAATCACATTTCCGACACTATATTTCAAATTTCCTTATATTTTGATAACATATAATTTAAATAGAGGTGTTTTTATTGATAAGGAATTTGAGAAAGAAAAAAGGTTTTACTCAATCACAACTAGCCGAATTAATCTTATGTGATAGAAGTTACATATCAAAAATCGAGACTGATCCTTCACAATTAAATTTAAGTTTTGATATTATTTATTACATTGCAAAAGCATTAGATGCTGATTATCTTGAATTAATTAATTATTTTGCAAAATGTAGAATGGAATATCTTTCCAAATAATGATATTATTTTAATGATACTATTATTCGGGGGATATATTCTATGAGCACTAAATGGAAAGAGATTCTAACAAAAGATCAATTTGAAATATTAGATAGTTATGACAATCCAAGAATAGATGACATTATAAATTTAATGAATAAATTAAATTTAGATATTAAAATTCTAGCTAGCTTTTATAAAGATAAGCTTGAAAATTCAAAAGTGAAAAAGTAGTAAAAAAGCATCAATTATGTTGATGCTTTTTTATTTTTATGATTATTATAATTAATATTTCTTAAACCATTGAAATCATCGATGTTAAAAAATTTTACATCGATAATAAATTTTTTTCATATCGATACAAAAAAAATTTACATCAATATAAAAAAATTTTATTTCCATTTTAAAAAAATTTATTTCGAGTTAAGAAATTTTTACTGCAATACTAGAGATTATATTCAGAGAATATAATCACAGATTATGTTTTTCTTTTTTATTTATTTATTTATTTAATAAAATGCTTGACTAAATGACGTCAGTATTGTAATCTAAAATTAGATTGGAGGATATTAATACATGTCAGAAAAAATTATTAAAAAACAAACAATTAGAATTGAAGAAAAGGAAAATAAAGAAATAAAAAAATATCTTATAGATTTAAATTTATCATTTCAAGAATATGTAATGAGATTAATAAGGGAAGATATGAAAAATAATGCAAAAGGGGGTAAAGATTAATGACAAAATTAAAAAGAGTTGTTATAAAGCAAGAGCTAGTAGAGTTAACAGGAGATTATAGAGCTGCATTAATACTAAATCAATTTATTTACTGGACAGAAAGAATGAGAGATACAGATAAATATATAAGAGAAGAAAAAGAGAGAGCGATGAAGGAAGATATATCAGTTGATATATCTGAATCTAATGGCTGGATTTATAAATCAGCAGAAGAACTAAATGATGAGCTTATGGTTGGGATGAGCAAGCCAACTATAAGAAAATACATTAAACAATTAATTGAACAAGGGTATATCCATGAAAGACAAAATCCAAAATATAAATGGGATAAAAAAACACAGTATAGACTTAATTTATATAATGTTCAATTAGATCTTGCTAAGTTAGGCTATGCATTAGAAGGCTATTCACTTCTTCCAAATATACAAATAATAGAAAATGAAGATGTGCACATTGATAACAATTTACAAAGCGAAAATAATTATATAAATACACAAGAAAATTTAAAAAGTATATCGATGCGTTTAGATGAGTTGAGAAATATTGAAGATTATAAAAGTATTTTTGAGCTTAAGATGAAGACAAGTCCTATATTTGCTAATTCAAGGAGTGAAACTCGGGACTTAATTATGGTTCAAGAGTTAAGAAAGCTAGGATATAATGTCAATATTTAATTAAGGAGAAATAGTATGTTGAATAATATTTTGAAAGTAAAAAACACCTTCAATAGTCTGCCAACTATTAAAAGTGTTCAAAATATTATTTATAAATTCAATTATTTAATAGTATATCAGATATAAAAAATAAATTCAATGTTACATATACACAATATAACAACAAAATATACCAATAAAACCATCATATTTAGGTTCTAAGAGATTTTATTAGTACATTCGATGCAAAATATTAATAAGTATTAAAATATGATTTCAGAATAAAAATTAAGAAGATAAAGTATAAAAAATATTTAAAAGTCATCAGTTAATATATTGTTAATATATCAACTTAATCATTGTGCGATAAATTTAAAATTAATAACAACTCAACAATATATTAACGAAAAAATAATGCAATAATTAATATATTGTTGACATCTTAACTATAATATAGTACAATAAATTTAGAGTTAATAACAACTCAACAATATATTAACGGATGGTGTATAGAATGGAAAATATTCAAAAAATCGGATTTGATTTTGGTAGAGGATATGTAAAAGCATATTCAGAAGTAGACAATATTGAGCATGTTTCAGTATTTAAATCAGTATTTGGAGAAGGTAGAGATATAGATTTATCTGAATATATGGACAAAGAAAATGAAAAACCTATTTATATAGAATATAACAAGGAGAATTATTTCATTGGATTGTTAGCTGAGAAGGAATCACAAGTACCTGTAAGAAACTCAAGAGATAGTAAAACAAGTCATACTGTAGAAGTATTATTTGCAGCAGCACTTAGTGAAGTAGCTGTAAAAGATAAAGTTGATGTTATGTTAGGTGTACCTTATAAAAACTATCGTAAATCAGTGTTAAAAGATGTTATAGAAAAATATAAAGGCAAAACAATAAAAGTTAAAAATAAAATAAATGGATCAACTAAAGAAGTTTATATAAATAATATTTCTATACTTAGAGAAGGTGATGCTGCATTAATACATGCTATAGGTGGCAAAATTAATGAAGATAAACCAGTTGGATTAGTTTCAGTTGGATTTAGAACTACAGAACTTTCATATTTTGACAAAGGATTTATATTCAATGATAAAATGTCAAATACAATTGAGTTTGGTAATAGAACTTTATTAACTACTGTTCAAGATGCATTAAGAGATAATAATATAATGAAAGATGTAAATGAAATAGATACATCTAATGATTACGATGATTTAAAAGCAAAGTCCTATTCTTTAGGATCTGAAAACTTAGCTCAAAGAATAGAGGATATTTGGATAAATAAATCAGAAATGGATTTATATGTAGCAGGAGGAACGTCTATAAACTTAGAATTTGATGAAGAATTTATAAGAGTTAAAGATGCTCAATTAGCTACAGCCAAAGGATTATTTGAAGTTGCAAAAAGAAAATTCTAGGAGGTAGAAAATTTGGCTAAGAAATCAAGTACAATACATGTAGAAGAGTTTGTATGGAAAGAGATAGAGAACATACAAAAAAATCAAAACATAACAAGTCGTAATACAGCTATTGAATATTTAGTAGCTGAATATAGAGGATTAAAAAAACAAGCAGGTAAATTAGAACCTATTGTTGATGATAATAAAGGGTGTGTTGAAAAACAAGTTGAAAAAACAATAGATCCATTAGCTAAAAAATTAAATATAATGGAAGATGATATGCCAGATTAGATAAATAAAAAAGTCAGTAGATGCTACTCTACTGACTAAAGACAATATAATTACATAAAAAGAACACATCCAAGATGGATATGCCCTATTACCTCGCAAGTAATAGTATATACCACTTGTATGTGAAATTCAAGGAGGATATACAAATGAACGAATTATTAAATGGATTAATTAAGTTAGAAAAGGAGCATGGAATGCTTGGAACAATAATAGGGATATTAATATTAGTAATTGTTACTATAGCAGCTATAGGAATAATATGTGCTACAACTGTAGCATGGTTAAAGATTACAAACTTTATATTACAATATTTCTTTGGATATACTTTAGTGAGGTATGGTACATATGGAACAGTTATATTTTGAAGAAGTCTTAGATAACCTATTTGTATCTAAAACTTGCAAAGAGTGTAAAAATGAGTGCAAAGTGTTATGTTTATCGAAAAACGCTTTAGTGTACTGTAAGAAATATAATAAAATAGACATAGAGTTATAAGAGATTATTATTTAGAATTCAAATTATTAAATCTATAAAGGAGGAATGAACATGAAAGTAAATACTGTAGAACAATTTAAGGTTTTAGAATTCATTAAAGAAAATTTCGAGATAGAATATATTAAGTTAGAATTAATTGATAGAAATTCTATAAAGGTTATAGATGCAAAAGGTGAAAGTTGCATATTCTATTTAGAAAATAACGAAATAAAATGGACTTAGACTAGGTTTATCCTAGTCTTTTTAAGTATATTCCTAGTAGGGAAAATACTTTAGTATATAAAGAAGTGTAGCTACATCATATAGCTACACTTCTTTATATTTATTAACTAACTCATTGAATAGCTTTTTGTCACGTTCAGCTATTTTAGCAAGTACTTCAACAAGTTGACTTACTGTAAGATCATACTGTATCGCTTTTACTTTAAGTGTCTTAACTAGATTGTCTTCTACACTTAGTGTAAGTTTACGCTTATTTGATTCATCCAAATTAATTCACCTACTTAATATATTTAAATTATATTGAGTAGTAATTCTATACGTATAGATAAACTCCTTCACAAACTTAATTTTTATGAGGTGAAATATGTGGCATAAAAGAAATAGTTTTATGCCTATCTAGTATTTTCAATGCTTTCATAGATTTATGTCAGTTGCAAAAAACTGACTCCACAGAAAATAGCAACTTATCAACAAAAATATACCGCTTATTAACAATAAAATGGAAGTTATCAACAAAAGTACCTCCTAATATAAGGAGGTACTTAATCACTTTAAAAATATGCTTTTTTTCTTCTTTTCAAGTTCTTTATTTCGGGTATCCGACTTTAACTGTGTAATTAAAAAGAGTGATGTTAAAATTCATCACTCTCAAATATTTCCATAAGTTGTGGAATATTGACACCAAATCCTTTATGAAGAACCTTATCAGCAGGGTTAAAACCTGGTATTGTAATACTATAATTCTTAACAGTATATTTAGGATAATTAGTAGCCTTAGTTCCAAATAAAACTTTAGCTCTTAATACTTCAAATGAATAACCTCTCCCGGCTTTTTCAATTGTCTTTATAATATTATTAGCACTTTCTGTATAAGCATTGGTATATCTATATATGAAGTAATTAAATATCTCCAGTTTCCAGTTATCTATAGTCTTAGCAACAGATAAAAATGGCTTACAATCCTTTGGTATGGATGATTTCCAAAACTCAAAGTATTTTAATGCTTCTTCTCTATCATCGAAATTATATAAGTCCCTTAGACCTTCTTTCAAAGCATACACTTCTCTTAATTGAGGAAACTCTGCAAATATCATTTCTAGATTCCATTGTTCTCTGTTTGATAGATCTTCTTTGTTCTTAAGTAATAAAAACCTAGAATGCATTAATTTTTTACGTTGTTTATCATTAAGAGTAGACCTAAATAACTTTCTATAATCCTCCATAGCCTTTGTCGCTAATTGTATTACATGAAATTTATCAACTACTACATATGCATACGGTAGAACGTCATATACAGCATCTCTATAAGGTTTCCACATATCAGTGGTAACGACTTCTATATTTTCTTTGCCTTCTAATTTTTCTAGGAACTTCTTTATAAAATCTTTATTTCTCTTAGGTAATATATCTAGTATTTGCTTATTATTTATATCGGTAAATACCGCTCTCATTTCCTTATTTAAGTGAGCCTCGTCAATTCCTAATACTCTAGGTGCTTTATACATTAAAGATAGTTCTGCGCGTCGTACAAAACCTTCAAATATACGTTTAACTGTAGTATCTGATATATCAAGTTCTCGAGCTATATCTGCAAATGGCCTTTTTAATGCTTGTTTCTCCACATATTGAACTAATCTTTGAGTAACTTTACCTCTAAAATCCAAACTTAGGTATATAGGACTTAATGTATATCCGCACTTATTGCATCTTAATCTATGGTCGTGTATTTCTATACCAACCAATTTGCCAAAGGCATTTAAATCTCTAGCAAATCGCTTAGTTTTAGCATGTTTATACATAGTGCCATCGTGGCATTCAAAACATGTTCTTTCTTTAGCATCTTTAGGCTCAACTATAAATAATATACTTGTATCATCTTCTTTTGTGTCTATAACTTTAAACTCTGGTAAATTTAGTGCATTCATTTTATTGCCTTTCTACATACATTTTACTATCAATTCTTCTCTATTCTTAAATACAACCAATGCACTTGGGAATGGTGCTGAATTAGTGCTATTCCCAAATTTCAATCTACCTTTTATAAACCTTATCTCACTTGCGAATGGAAATATATACTCATGCCAATATTTTGTATCGGTTCTGGCTGGTATCAAACATACAACTGTAGCACCCTTAGAACTTTCTTTATACGCTTTTTCTATCCACTTTCCTATTTCTCTTCCATAGGGTGGATTCATCCAGCAAATTCCATTCCATTCTTGTTTTAATCCATCTATTTCAGGTGTATAATACATATCACATTTTGCAGTTGCTTCTGTTGCACATACATCTATATCAAAATTAAATTCTTCGTTTACTTTATTAAAAAATTCAATCGGAGTTTCCCAAGTTTGGTCTTTACTACTAAACATCAAATTACTATTCATTATACTACCTCCAATATATTCCTTATTTTACTAAATTATACCATAGTTAAAGTTGAGTAGTCCACACTTAAAGTCTTTTTAGGTAATGAATTTTATATTCACTTTTCAATGTGCTATTTATTACTATCCCACAGTTAAAGTCTTAGACCCTTTATTTCATTTTCTAATCCTTCGCATTTACAATAAATACATAACCCATTATTATTCAAATCATTTACGAATACTTCTCTACCACAATTTAGACATTCTACAATTTCATTTACTTCAGATGATCTAAGTTTTTTATGAATTTTAATGCTACACTTAGGGCATAAATTATCGCTAGTTAATTTATTTTCTGAAAAATAATTGCCACATTTTATACATTCTCTATTTTCTCCTGTAGCACATTTTTTACATATCCCATCTATAGAATTACTTTTATATATTTCAACTCCACATAAATCACATTCTATAATATTATTATTCTCACATAAATGGCAATAACCACCATGTTTTAGTAATTCACTATAAATTCCTTCTCTACCACAGTTAATACATTGACCTAGTAAATGTTCTTCTTTACTACATTCTTTACATAAAAATTTATAATTACTTACTGTATTGGTTTCTAAACAACTTCTTAACTTTTTACACTTTCTACAAAATGTAGTTGCTAATATACTTGAACTATTCATATTTAATCCCCCTAAATTATAATAATATGTTATAATTTAGATGATAATACTTCCATGCCAGGGAATTTATTATCATCTAGAGTCTTTGTAGTTACCGCTACTTTGACTCTTTTATTTTGTTTACTATTAGCTGTAATTATATCTTTCATAGTCTCTTTACTAATAAATAAACCTTGTATTTCTTCCCCGTCGTTATATCCATCGAATATTTTGGCATGACCATTGCCTTTTAAATTTTCAAGTCCACTATCAGACCCTGCTATTATTTCAGATCTAATACTATCTTTAGTTTTTAGCCCAAGTGTTGTATTTATATTACATTTTATAGTATTAGGCATAATCTCATGGCTCGGTAATTGTGTGATAAGAAGTAATAACATCCCTGCTCCTCTACCTTGGCTTGCTAATATTTCTATAAATCTCTGATATGCTTTATTTCCCTTGTATGATGATATTTCCTCAACAACTATTAATCTATATGGTATTTTATATTCTTTTTCTCTAAATTCAGTTAAATCATCACAATCATATTTTTCAAGAATTTTATATCGTCTTTCCATTTCGTCAACTTCATTTTCAAGAAAATCTTCTACTCCATCTATTCCAGTCATGTAATTTACAGTATGTTTAGCATTTTTGAAGTCTTTTAAATCTACTCTTTTTGTGTTAATTATTGAAAACTCAACATCCCTTTTAGATTTGCTATTGACTAAATGACTTAGTATTACCCTTAGCATTACGGACTTACCGCCACCTGATGATCCTGCGATATAGCAATGTGCATTTGTAGATGCAGTAAAGTCCCATAATACTAATTTAGTAGTTTCTAAGCTATAACCGATAGGAATTTTAAAATCATTTCTTTTATGCTCAATAGGGTCATATACACATGTTGGTTTCTTTAATATAACTTTTATATATATTTTATTTTTATCTCTACTAAATCTTAAATCAGATTCATCTACATTTAAAAAGCAACTTATTTCTTCTGAATGTTCTTTAAATGCATTTAATTTTATTCCGACAGGAGTTTTAAAGGTATATGTTTTTATATATTCACTTGACGATATGTTATCCAATTTTGGAAACTCATTTGATTTGTTACATATATCAATTTCTTTAAATAATTTATCAAAATCATGAGTATTTAATCCTAATGCATTTTTACTATGTTTAAATAGTATTTTACAACTTTTAACTATGCAATCAGCTAATGTTTCAAATACATTATCACTCACAATAACAACCCCCTCATATTATATTTTTTATATTACTCATAGTAGTATCATCATATAAAACTTTAATACCTCGTAATTCTATTCGCTGTGGCATATCAGTAATAACTAAAAGCCTTGGAATAGAGTCCCAACTTACATTACTATCCAAAATTATATTTTTAAAATTTTTATACTTTAAAACACAATCTTCAACTTTATTAGATAATTGAACCTCTAATACGAGATGTTTTACTTTTCCTTCTGGATCTTTATATTTTATATAAGCATCAGATATTATCGGGCCTAAAACGAATGACTTTTTAAACTCTAAAATTTCAAAATTATTTTTAAGCATATTTACTACTAATGATGTGATATACAAGTCGTGATTAACAATTCTTTTACTTGGTTTTTTATCAGCGTAATATATAAATGTATTCCCATCATATTTCATTCGGTTAATATATTCATCATCGCTTAATTTTTTCAACCTCCTCATACATATATTTTGGTGAACATCAGGAAAGAATAATTCTTTTATATGTCCTCGATTACATATCTCCACCATATTGATAAAATCAATTACATTTTTATCTCTAGTTTGCATAATAATCAACCCCTTAATTAACCTGTTATATTACTATGTATATGCTTATATGTATAAATATGTGACTATTATTTTTAAAAATCAACTAGGTTGATTTAGAATATTACTAAGTTTAAAGTATGTAATTTAAAGAGTTTAAAATAGCAAATCGAGCGGATGCGAGATGTTGATATTTTAAGTACGTATGAATATTTCAACTAAGAATGGCAATACTTACTAGTAATAACGAAAGGACGGTGTAATATATGGGTTGGTTTGATGATAAAAAGGATGATGATAGAAGTCATCAAGATAATTGTAAATGGAGTGAAGTAGATCACGAAGAATGGGATAATGGTAATTATCAATATTGTCCTATCTGCGGAGGAAGTAGACCGTTTAAGTGGGATAGATGTATGACATGTCATAGTAATTAAGAGCCTATATAAAAGGCTCTTTTATATATTGTAACCGTTTATTACGAGTAACTTTTACTATGTCCTTTATAGTAGCCGTTTCATTCTTGTAATGTATCATAGCAGCAATTACATATTTTATAAAACTTCTTTCATTTGTAAAGTAACCGCATTCATATAACTTATATAATTCATAATTAAGTGTTACATGAGATCTTCTTAATATATTATAATCTTCTTTACTAGGATTAGACTTTATAGTTAAGTTACTGGGTAAACCTAAAATACTAAAATCATAGATGTAATCAGATAAAATTAAATATAGTTTATATTCATAAAATTTGTAGTCAATTTGCCTATAAGACATATGATCTATATTTATATTTTCTTTTAAATGCAATTTAATAAACTCTTTTTTAGTCATAAAAAATACACCTCCTAATTTATTATAGAAAGTGTCTTTTTCTTAATAACTTTCATAATGTCGTAACAATTTCAATGTAATATAAGTGTTATTATCATACTATTTCCCCAAAACACAGTAATAGTTAAAAAATAAAGTAATTTCAATACATTAAACCAATCAAAAAAATCAAAACTATATGTAATACTTGCTACATTGTATTGTAAAAAAATAAACCAGGATTTCTCCTGGTTTATTTTATAAATTAACACTATCTTTAATTGATTTAAGTTTATTTTTATTTATTTGAAGATAAATTTGAGTAGTTGAGGTATCAACATGATTAAGTACCTGGCTAACAGTTAATAGATCTACTCCGCAATGATACATCAAAGTAGCTGCAGTTCTACGTAAACTATGCGGTGTTAAGTTAGATATTCCGATAAGTTTCCCAGCTTCTCTAACCCAATTACTAATAGCAGAAGAACCAGCATGTTTATATTTACCATGATAGTAACTTAAAAATACATAATCATTTAATACATTATTGTTTTCATAGAACATCTTAAGTTTCAAAAGTTGATTTTTTACTTCTTCTGAAAAATAGAGAGTCACTTCTTTTGGACCTTTTTCAATAGCAACAATTTCTCTTTCTTCAAAATCTATATCATTCCATTTAATATTTCTTAAAGCATTTTTTCTAGCTGCTGTATTAATAGCTAATAATATAAATGTCTCTGAGATTATATTATCTAATAAACGTAATTTAGATTTTAATTCATCTACTTGCTCCATTTTTAAAAAATGCTTTTCTCTTACAAATACTTTTTTCCTTGGACGCTCTATATCATCAACTGGATTTATTGATACCTTCTTTTTCTTTCTCAAGAATATATAAAATGATGATATACCAGCTGCTCTTCTTTGGATCCTTGATACTTCATTCCCTTCGGACCTACAAAACATTAAGAATTCTTCTATATCTTCAGTAGTAACTTCCTTATATGTCTTATCTTCTTGATAAGTATTAATAAATCTAAACCAAGCAAATAAGTCATACTCATAACTTTTGATAGTTTTCTCAGATAGACCTTTTAATTGTATATGGCCTTTATACATATTGTAGGCCATTAAATTTTGCTTATTTATACTTCCTTCTATAACTAATCCTGCTCTTTTTCTCGTCATATTCATAAACAACCTTTCCTGATTGCTATATGATATATAAGAGATTACATATTTATAACTGTTACCTTGTTTGACCTATTTGGGCTAGCAAAATGATGATTTTTTCACACAGAAAAAAGAGTGATAAATTTCATACCACTCTTTGTTTAAACTCTAGTAAATTTATTTTATTTTTTCTACTGTTATTTTGTTGTCTTTTAAAGTGAGTTTTACTTCTCTATTTTCTTGATTTATACCTAACTCTTTTATCCAACTAGTTGGAATTGTAACTCTATTAGTTATTGCAGTACCTTTTGCAGTACCTCCACTTTTATTAAATGCTACTTTAGCTTTTCTTTCATCTACAAAACTATTATATTCTTGTTTAAATACAGAGTTAAATACGTTTATACTATCATAAAACTCTTTCATATATCTATTAAAATAATTATTTTCTAAATTATCTACAATATCTTCAAAACAACTCATAACATTTGTAAATGCATCAAATTTATCTTGTTCTAAGTTCTTTACATCTATATAAAAAAGTATAGTTTCTAAATCATCCCAAATTTTTTTTATTACTTTTATACACTCGTTTACTTTAGAACTGTCATTAATCATTTTTTCTAAATTTATTTGAGTTCTTTCTAGAGCCTTACTTATTTTTATACTATCTATTTTCATTTTTATTCTCCTTGACTTTTTAATATAAATATTTTACTATTATTTTTAAGTAGATACATATTGGAATGTAAATTGAATTATTATTTTAAATTATTACATTGCTAAGTAGTCCATATTGGAAGTGTACCAGGAGTTATTTTTATAGCTCCTGGTATTTTATTATCTTCTTCCTAAAACAGTATCAAATAAAATGTCCCCTGCTCTATCTCTATCAACTGAAGTTAAACATTTGAAATTTTCTATAAACCATGCAGCAGATTCTTGATTTTCTACCATTTCGATATAATTTTTAAATGCTTCTACTATTCTAGTCATTCTTTTGCTTGGCTTACCTTTTTTTATTTCTAATCTTTGTGCTTCTTCTTCCTGGAATTTTAAACTCTTATTTAAACATTCCATCATTATCTCTCTTATGTCATTTGCCCATTTAACTTGCTTTTCAGTTCCTTTTAATTCTATCATCTTATTTACTCCTTTCTTTAGTTCAGAGTAAACAAAGATTAATGCAAGTCTAAAAGTTTCTCTATAACTATCACCTTTCTTTATTATATTTTTAGTTATTTCATGAGCTTTCTTAAATACATTTTTCATCTT